GCGAGCCTTAGTACTATAAGAAGGTTTTCTTATTGCAGGTCCTTTCGGCATTGATTTAGCCGGTGTTCCTTTTTTAGAAGCCTTCGATTCTTCTTCATAGTAATCGTTCATCTTCTTAAATGTAAAATTACGTAACCAGATTGGCATCCCATAAATGGTATCGTAATCGAAACCGCCTTTACCATGGAATACTATCTCATGAATCTGAGTAAACAGATTAACCCTATATTGCTGCGTCAGGCCAAAGAAAGGTAACCCCAATGGGTATCGTCACCCCCTCCTCTGGACCGTTCTCCGGGTAGAATTTCATATCTACATCTGGAGAAATGTTTTCGATGTGTTTCCTAAATGATCTAGAATCTCTAGCTAGGAATTCATTATCAACAAAATCTCTAATAGTTTTAGTTTCACCATCACCATTGACAGCTGTAATCATATACTTTAATCTTGTAGATAAATCAGGTGAAGCTTCTTTATTGATCTTACGTAGTCCAGTAAGTTCTCTTTGAATCTTTGCTTCATCACCGTGAGTTAGCAATTTATACGTTAATTCAACTCCAGTAGTAGGTAATGTATAAGTAAATTCATTCTTACCTTTTTTAAACGCTTTAGAATCAAAGTCTTTCTCTTTTAACAGAGTAAGATCGATAATCTCTTTTGTGTCACCGTAGTTAAATTCATAATCTTTACCGTATCCAAGTACTCTAGCTGCTATCAATAAGGCATTTTTATCACCTATTAATAGATCATTATAGTCTATTTCTTTGTTTACGATTAAAGCTTGTAATAGTTTATCTATTACTACACCTCTTTCGATGTAATTTTGGTTAGTTAGAATATCCTCTTCTTTTGCAGTCATATATTTCATCTCTATCTTTCCGGATGATAAAGGTGATTCTTCAGAATACAATAAGCCTTTAGAAGGTAATTCTACAATTTCGCTAGGAAATTTGCTTTCTTTGTTCATATACTTTATTATTTAAAACTAGTTCTATTAATAAATATAAGAAAATTATACTTTGGAACCAACTATATCCAAAAAAAAAGCCCCTTATTAGGAGCTTTAATTTTTTATGGTCAGTTTTAATTAGTAATTCAATACACAATAATCCATTGCTACAGTAATTGAAAGCTCTGCAACATCAGAAGTAGCCCAGTCAAATGATCCTTGTGCCATATTAGTTATAAATGCACCTTTAACTACCCACTCACTAACAACGTCACCTACAGGTCCTAATACATTAAGTGTTAAGTCCTTTTTGTAGAAGTCTGAGTATCCAGCTCTACCGGTAACTGATTCGTATGATAATCTTGCCCAATCCATTACAGCTTGTGCTCCAGAAGGAGTTATTGGATCATATAGAGTCATATCCATATTTTCCCAATTTCTCTTACCTCTTATCTTACGGTAAGTATTCATGTGATCTAATTTAACTTCCTCATCTGTGAAAGAAGGAGCCGTTACATTCTTAATCATGAAAGACGGAATTGCGTCGATATACATGATGAATCTATTTTGTACCTTCGGCTCGAAGGCTCTGAACATTATTTCGTTTGGATCTAGTACTGCCATTTTATTTCTTTATTATAAATATCGTTAGTTTAAAATTATGCTCCAAAAGTTGCACCTGTTGGCTCAATTGTAAAGTCTAGTACTACGAATTCAACTGTTTTAGCTGGTTGAATAAATACCTGACCGATTAATTGATTTCTATCAATAGTATCAGGAGTGTTATTTGAATCATCCATTACTATTCTGTAAGCATAAAGACCTTGTCTTTGTACTACTGATTCTAAGTAAGGATTAACTGTAGCTAAGAATCCATTTCTGGTTGCGATAGTATTTTGTTCGAATACTAAAGTCTTTCCTACATCTCCTAAGAACTTCTTAAGATCAATTAACAATCTTCTTACGTTTACTCTATCAAGAGCAGACTTCTTCTTTTGTAATGTTTTTTGACCAAATACTGATATTCCGCTTCCTGGGAAAGTAGCAATTGGGTTAACATTTGCATTATACAATGTATCTCTTTGAGATCTTGTAAGTTTTCTTTCTGCTTGGATTACATTTCCTAATCCACCTCTAGTAAGACCTGCTGGTGCGAACCAAGGTGCAGCAGCTCCGTCAGTAAATGCATATACTCCTGGTATAACAACTGATGCTGGTATCCATACATTTTTACCTGTAGCTGATTGAGTTTGTAACCATGGCCAGTAAGTAGCTGCATATGAGCTATTTAATGTTCCTGCTGTTCCTGTTGCATTTGCTACAGTAGCTCCATAGTTCTGTACATCTATTACTGCAATAGCATCTCCTCTGCTTTCTGCAGTAGAAATAATTGAGTCTAATGAAGTTTTATGATCTCCAAATTCATATAACAATCCTGGTGCAGAAATTATATTATAAACGTACTCGTCTTGATTTCCTAAGATTGAAATTGCATCTGAATAACAAGCTCCTGTAAGACCTTGTGAATCTGTTCCGTTGATATCTCCAAAGTACTTATCTCTAGTTGATCCTCCTACTACATTGTCTCCAGTCGCTCCGTGGAATGAACCAGATTGTGCAGTTGGTAAAGATCCTGTAGAAGTTGCTACTCTTACGTTAATACCATCGTTTGCTAAGTAATCTAATGTTTGTCTTGCAACACCAGATACTCTAATATATTTTGATCTGTTGATATATTCACCAGCAGAAGTAATGTAATATTGTCCGTTATCGACTGCTTTTGATTTGGATTGGTTACCAATTACAGATTCGATGTAGTTCTCAGAATTTGGATCTAATGATAAATCATTCCAAGTTTCTAAGATTATTTTGTTTTTTGAGTTATCATCACCACGTCTAATTAATAGACCGAAAGTTCCGTTAACTTTATCTTGATTTACAATCTCCCATCTTAGGTTATCAGCTGATCCTGATTTGATTGATCCGTCACTATTTTCATCGTAACCAACTTCGTTATAAGAAGATCCTGTTACGTTATTATAGATTGAACCTTTTCCTAAAGTAGAAAGTGTAAATGGTGCTGCACCGGCATCGTCTGCTGCAACTGCTGTGTTGCTAGCTGTTCCGAATGATCCTGTTACAACTCTTGTTACAATTACTGAGTTACCACCTTGATTAAAGTATGATTTAACAGCAATAGAAGTTAAGAACTCCTGTTTAGTAGATCCAGAAGGAAAAGTAGTACCAAACATATTCACGTATTGTGCATATGAAGTAACCTTAGTTGGTTCCTCTACTGGTCCTTTTACTGTAGGTCCTAGAATTGCTGCCCCTGCTTCGATTGCGGATGGAGCGATAAACGAAATGTCGTTTTCTCTCGCTAGTACGCCTGGGGAAATTAATGTTTCTGCCATGTTTTGAAAATTATATTATTGAGTACTCTTATAAATATCGTCATTATACCTAAAACGCAATTCGTATTTGCTGTAAGGGTACATATATAAATAGAGTGGGTATATCGTAAACCTAATCTTGAGGTATGAATACTTTTCTATCGAGATCAAGAGCTCCTTGTCCGTACTTTTCAGTCAATTCTTTACCTATACGTTCTTGAGCTTCTAATGTCTCTTTATTAAAAGAACTTGCACGCTCTTTTCTATCTTTAATAGATAGCTCTAAAAGACCGATATCGGCTAATTCATTTCTTAAAGCTGTCTTTCTATTTTGTAAAACTAATAGATTATTTACTTCTTCTTCCTGTAAATTGATCTCTTTTTTTTCTTTTGACATTTATATTGGGTTTTCTTTTGTTATTAATTTTTTAATTATAGTATTACTAAATACTGGGTATTTTTTATATCCGTGAAAATGAGTAAACTTTAACGTATTTAAATGTTTATATAAACCAGATGTGTAACTTACATTAACTAACTTATCTTTAACGTACACAAAGTTCTGATCTTTAAATGTAAAGGGATTTGCATCGTATATAAACTCATAATCTATATCATAGTCTTCTACAGCTCTCATAAATAAAAACTGTTCTATAAAAGAAGCATACTTATGTTCTTTACTTTCATTAGGTTTTAATTCTTCTATATTATTAAGTATGTCTTTAAATATGTCAGAAACTAATGAAGGATTATTTACAATAAAAACTCCAAAGTTAGGAACTAATCTCCAGTCCCAATCTTTACGGTCGTAGTATTTATAAAATTCTTCTTTGTAAGAATTAAGATAATTTTGGTTTAAGTATTCTATCTCATTTATATCAGTGAATACTTTTAAATTTACTTCTGGGTATCCGAAGGCAATTGGTTCGTTAGAAGTATGAGTTATATTAGTAAAGACATCAAAGTCTAAATGTACATAAGGTTCTTTTCTTTGTATCATAGCATATATTTTAGGTATGCTAAAAATACTACCTTTAAATGATTCTAATTCTGGCAGTACAATAACTTTATTAAAACCAATACCAAACCTTTCAAAGTCTTTTCGGCCTTCTTCGTCCGTATATAATATAGTATTATGAAATTTACCTGCAGTTTGAGTACTAATCTTAGCATAATGCCAAAAAAACGTACTTTCTAACTCTTTATACGACGATAATCTTTTCCACGTAAATATTGCGTCCATTAGATTAATTTATACTTAAACAATTTAACCTCTTCAGGAAATAAATCTACAAAAGATTGATTTCTTGATATATCTAAATTATTATTTACCGTTAAAAACTTCTGCCACTGTACTGGGTCAGCTTCTTTAAAATTTATATGACCTATTATATCTTCCCATTCTTCTCTAATTTCAGGGTACCTTACAGGTGTAGCTCTAATTTTTTCTATGATAGCTGGTTTTAAACTCTCCCTTATATTAGTAGCATTATAGTAATGAGGGGCATATACACCGTTTCTATATATTCTTATATTTCTATCTTTGCACCATTCAGCTACTGCGCCATAATTAAGTACGTTTAGTATCTGATATGTAAAGCATAAGTCATAATGTATATTATGAAATTCTTTTGTATTTTCCAACCAAGTCTCCATAATATTTTCAGTTTCATTCCACTTAGCTGGGTATCTTATATATTCAAAATATTTATGTGTACCGTCTATACTAAAAGATATATCTGCTTGTTTAAAATGTTTAAGTATGTCAACATATTCAGATTTAAAAATAGTTCCGTTAGTATTAAAATGTATGTATTGATTTTTAGCATAACCTTGTTCAACACTATACCTTAGGGCATCCCATTGCTTTTTCATCATTAGCGGCTCTCCGCCATACATGTCTAAGTGCCTTACATACTTCATATTAGAATGCAATTGTTCCCATATTAAACTATCATCTGTAAAGGCATTATTGTAGGTCTTAGCAATTTGATTTATCTGTTCTTTAGACCATTGTTCATCTGGTCCTAGTGTTAGGTTGTGTTCTTTTTTCCAATTCATAGATGCACCTAGAGAACACATTCTACAAGCTAAATTACAAATATTACCTAAATTTAACTCTAATGAAAAAGGAGTATTATGTATAACCTGATCACTTATAGTTTTTTGATTATCTCTTACTCGCTTGCTTGCTCTTCCTAAAGCCTCTTCTTGCCAACAAGTTTCGCAAGCAGGATGTTTAATATTATTTTTAAAAGCATTTCTTATTTCATCTAATGTAGGTGAAGAGAAAGCTTCTTCAAAAGTATGAGTTTTAACGTTCATATCTTCTCCTTTGCGGTCTTTATACTTTACTCCTCTTGTTAAACAACAGGGAGAGTATGTACCATCAGTATGAATCCTTAACCCAGCATCAATATTTGTACACTTTAAACTCATATTATAGTAAGGTTATGTCTAATGTTAGTAACTTGAGGTAGTGTTCTATATACCTTCATTAATTCTGGAAATTGAGAATGATTAGGATTCCCTACATCTACTGAATTAAATTTTTCATCTGACCAATGTCCCCAGTTAACAACTCTATTATAAAATACACTCCACTCTTTATTTTTACCTCCAAATATTTTACCGGCTAATTCATAAAAGTCTTTCATTTCAGTAAAATTATCATTCTGAACTACGAAAGATAGAGTAACGTTTTTTAGTGTGGGTATGTTAGATATATACTCCAAGTTACTCATTAGTGTATCCCATTTGCCTCCTAGTCTAGTTTTATTTTCATAAGTATCTTTACAAGCTGCATCTACAGATATCTCACAACTCTTAACAAATCTATGTACATTTTGCATTCTAGTCCAATTAGATTCATTCCATAGTGTAGCATTGGTATGTAAATGGATTGATTGTAACTTAGGGTACTTAGTAGGATCAAATCTCATCATCCATTTTCTAAAAGTTCTAGAGAAAAATGCATCTCCAGATCCTGTACATTCTATATGTGTTAGTTCTTCCCCTACTTGGTCTTCTATATTCTGTATTAACTCTTCTGTTCTTTCTCTCTGTTTGCCTTCGTAATTTATAAAAGTTAATCTACAAGAAGGACATTTTAAATTACAGCTCTGGTCAAAATTATATTTAAGTTGATGAGGATACTGGTTTTCAAATTCGTCTTTTCTTTCTATATATTCTGATTTAGGTATAAAACCAGTTGTTTTACCTTCTTTTAATCCTGTTAGTTTAGGACATCTAGATTCTATGCAGTACTTATATGAACCATCAAGCATACTATCTCTAATAGCTTGAGCTTTTTCTGATTTAAAGTTTTCTAATATGTTATTAGGATTTCCTAGATCTTCGGGTAACCAGTTTGGGCAACACATAAACATTTTATGGTCAAATATTTCTGCAAACTCAAATGGTTGAGTACAGACCCAATCTTTCTTATCTAAGACTTTTGTCATATTAAAGGTCTAGTATTTACTTTTGCTTTAGGCTCTTCTTTTTTACCTTTAGGTAATTTTTTCCAATCTATACCTGCTGTCTCTAATCTATGTCTTATTTCTTTAAACCATTGTTCATATTGAGGATTAACTTCTAAGAATGACTGTTTTCTACTTATATCTAAATAAACAGTATTAGCAAGTAAACTCTGTTCTTCTGCATGTTGATCTCCACTAAACGGTTCATTAACAAAACTCTTCCAGCTTTCCAAGCCGTATTCTACTACTACTCTATATTTAGAAGGGACTCTATTATCTCTATAGTCTATAAGTTTATCTATCAACTGGTCTTTTAGGTACTGAGGTAATAATCTAATATCGTAAAACTTAGGGGTAGTTAAAAGATTATTAACATTAATTTTATCTACATCTATATTTAATTCTGCCGCTACATCAATTAATTCATCTATAAAGAACATATTTAATAGACTAACGGTAGGAGAAAAATAAATTTGTATGCCTGTTCCTTGACATTTTTTAATATTCTGGTAAACGTTATTCCATTTAGTTCCGTCTCTAATTACTTCTGCTAAAGTTCCTACAGCATCTAAAGAAGCAAATAATTGTATATTACCTTTAGGATCATCTAAAAACTTTTGCCACATACCGAATAGATCCCATTTTTTAAACTTAAGATGACTAAAATTAGTATTATATCTTAACCTAACATCAGTTCTACCTGCTGCTATAAGTTTTTCTAGAATCATATAATGTTCCTCCATTACTAAAGGTTCGCCTCCTGCAAAGTATATCTCTTCTACATCATTAATAAACTTATCAACTAATTCAAAAGTATTTTCTTTACCGTTAGAATTAAATTCTAGTACTCCTTTTGTATCTGAAGCCGTATTATCACCGTGTAGCTCTACTGCCTCTTTATGCCATTTACTACTTGAATAAACTCCACACATTCTACACTTAAAGTTACAAATATTAGACCATCTAAAGTCCCAATATCTTAATTTAAATTCTTTTGCTTCTCCAGTCTCCTCATCAGTCATATCTAATACCTCTGTAATACGATTTTTAAAATAATCGTTATGAGTAAACCTAGGGCTATTAAGTCCATTGTCTTCGATTAGAAAACATCTTTGACAAAGACTAGGTCTTTTACCATGTATCATTTTTTTTCTGATGTCTTTCATGGTATCTCCATTCCATATCTCTTCTAGAGTGTCATCTTTTGTATTCCCTATATTATCTCCATAAGGAGCCATACAACAAGGGTATATATCACCGTTTGGCTGTACATTTAAGTGTACCCAGGGTAAGATACAGAAGGTTTCTGTGCTTTTCAGCTTATCGTGTTTAGGAAATTTAAATTTTGTGCTCATTTGCTATTATATTGTATAACTCAGGAAATGTATCTTTTACTTTTTCTCTTCTTACTCTATCTACTGCAGCTGTTGTGTTTAAAAATTCTGCTCCTCTATTATTACATTCAGAATTATAAAAGTTAGATTTTAATCTATTAAAGAATGTAACTGGGATTTTACCTTCTATGCTATCTAACTTTTCTTGTCTTATTTTTTTAGGTAGAATATTTACATTTTGGTACTCTGGGGCAAATAAATAATTATCATTCATAAAGAGAGGTTCTTTTCCTGTAATACTCATTAAACCTTCTTTGATTAAAAATTGAGATAACTCTTCTATATAAAGAAAATTAAATACACTTATTGTTTGAGTAACAGAATAATGGAAATCTGGGTATTCATTTACATATCTCTTTAAATTTTTAATAGTTAAGTCCCAATTACTTAAACTTCTTATATATGTGTTACGTTTATCATAATCATCTATACTAATAGACATAGATACGCGGTTAAAATGTTTTAGTTTACTTAAAAACTTCTCTGCTACTTTATCAAAATTATAATTTGCGTTAGTAATATAGGAGATATGAATATTTTTAGAAACTCCTTTATCGATTAACAATTGTAAGAAGTGGCTATGTTTATCTACTAAAAAAGGTTCGCCTCCACTTATTTGTACTGTATGTAAATTATCAGTATACTTAAATAAACTTTCGTAAAACTCTTCTTTCTCTACCCAGTCATATGAACTATCAGTACCTGATGTAATCTCATCATAATTACTAGGAAGATTTATTTCATTCTTTAGTTTATTATAATCGTTTATCCAAGAAGTAGAAGATTCAGCATTACAGCCTCTACATTTTAAGTTACAGTAATTACCTAATCTTAATTCAAGGTTACCTATATTAGTTTTAATTCCTCCTTCATCGTCTGTAATTTCAGTAAGGTAGTCTAAAGATAATTTCTTTTCTCTTTGCCTTTTTGAATTACCTCCTGCTTGTTCAAGATTATAACAAGTCATACAGGCTGCAGGTACATCACCAGCTAACATCTCTTTACGGATCTGTCTGTACGAATCACTATTCATTACAGCATCTATACCGTCTCTATCTATGTTTAAGACAGAAGATGTATATTTTCCATTTACTTTATTTTTAGCGAAAGCAATGTCACTAGACCAGTCTACTTCACAACAGGGGGATGCATGACCATGAGGGTGTACGCTTAGGTGTTCCCACGGTAACGAACATATAAATTTTTCTTTACTCTTCATTCTTTAGCTCTTGGTACCAATCATTAAACTCTTGAGGCATATATTCTTCTACTGGCTTGTTTCTTCTTACTGCGTATTGATCTACAAAATTAATTAGGTCATTACGTTTTTTAGAATAAGCATCTACATCTTCCATAGAACTATCTACCCTTCTTAAATAAATAAGCAATCTTTTTAATTGGTTCCTTTCTAGGTCATTAATCCAGTCATATTCTTCTTTCATGACTTTCTCAATCCTATTAGCTAAATCTTCTTTTATTGTTTGAGGTAACATAGTAACACTCTGGAATGATGGAAATCTTAGTATATTAACTGACATAAAAAATGCATGTTTATCATTTACTTCTTTTTTCCACTCAACAATTTGCTTTACAAATTTATCAACAGTCCATATACCTAATAAAGAAATTGTCATCATAACGTACATTCCATTTATATGAGGAGATGCTACTGCTTTCTTAACATTTTTTTCCCATATATCCCAATCAAATCCATCTCTAACAAATTCTTGATTCTTGTACATACATTCTGCTGAAGTGTATATGTCTAATTTCTCAAACTTCTTTCCTGCTTCAACTAACCTATCTAATCTAGAATCTTCCATTATTAGATTACTGTTAACTGCTAAAGCGAACTTCTCATTATCACTCATATCAATAAGTTTCCAAAATGATGGACTACGAGAAGGTTCTCCACCCGATACTCTTAACTCAGTAATACCGTCTTTTATTTCAGGAAACCAATCAAAAAATCGTTTCACATAAATGTTACCTTCATTCTTATTACCAAATGGCATTGCAATAGAACCATCTTGTCGATACGTTTTGCCACCGTCAGTAACCATATTCTTATATTCTCCGTTCTTAACAATATCTTTAGACCATGTAGAACTAAATTCTGAGTTACAATAAGAGCAGGCTAAGTTACATAAGTTATCAAAACATATTTCTACAGTCTTAGGATTAACATTTTTATCCCAAGGAATATCTTTTAATGCTTTTATTTCTTCTTCAGTATATCTTGCAGTTTGATATATTCTATCACTGTTAATAGTTTCATCTTGAGCAGCATCTTCTACTTTCCAACAATAACCACATTCAGCAGGTCTTTCACCTTCTAACATTTTCTTACGCTGTTCTTTTTTAAATTGAGTATTATGTAAAGCTGAAGCACTTTTCTCTAACTCTTTCTTAGGTACTGGGTGAGCTAATGGGTGGTGACAGGATGCAGTTCTACCATTGCCAAGCCAAATGGATACATTGTACCACTTAGCAGCACAAAACGATTTTGGAGCTATGTCCTTAATTAACTCTTTAGTTCTTTCGTAACTTGTATTCATGCCATCTCATATAAAAAGTTGCAGTTACCTGTCTTATCTACTGATTTAGCATGTATAATTTCTTGCCAATCGTGATGACATATAACTCCATCTCTAGTTGTTATTTTAAACTCGTAAAACTTAATATCTGTTTCATCAGATTGGTCTTGTACTGTATGTTTATCTGTGCCGATAAATACTATTGGATCATTAACTACTGCTAGCGGTCTTAAAACTAAACTATATTCAAAGGTTTTTACACCATTTCTAGATATAACTAACTTATCGTTAGGAAAGTGTTCAAAAGTAAAACTTTCTTTAGTGTTAGGTTCTATAAATTGATCTGTACCGTGCCAATCATCTTTATCATCATGTCCTACACCTATAAATATTCTCTTTTCAAAGATTGATAAACCAGTGTACTTAGGAACTATACAAAATATATCTTTTTGTTTATCCATATTAATACCGGTATATTCAAATGTAACATCTACCTTCCAGTAGGTGTCTCCTTGTAATTTATCTACAGCTGAGTCATCTAGGAATGCTGGGCAGATACTATTAGGCCACAAAGCCCAAGGATGTCTACGGCTTATATTTATCATAAAATTCTTTTAACTCAGGAAACACTTTATAAAAGTCTGTTCCTTTTCTTTTATCATTCTCTTTTATAAAAATACCAAAATCTTTTCTATACTTTTCTGTATCAAAAGAATCTTCTCCTATGGCATAATCATATACTCTTTTAATTTTTTGGATTTCTACATCTGTAAATCCATATGTTTTAGAAGTCATTTTATTAGAACCGTAATGCAATGCTTTTTTAGCTGCTTCTAGTATTAACTCTTTATGTTGCGGTTCAAGTATCTTAACAGATAAATGCATAGGCCACCTAATATAAGCAGTATCTAATTGTACAGCTGTCATCCAGTACCTCTCACCGTTATTATGTTTCTCTTTCATCTCTAATACCTTATCTATTAACTCACCATAAGTGAATACTGATAAAGCATTAAATGCTGCCATAATATTAACAGTTACTTTAGGAAGTCTAGTACATATCTCATCTACATTTTCCCAAAACTTATCATACTTTAATCCCCATCTAGTATACTCAGCTTGCTTTCCTATTGCTTCTACAGAAGTAAAGATAATTAACTCTCTAATTTTATTATTATTAACTAGATCTTCTGCCATAGTTAACATTTTCTGTATAAGTTTATCCGGTACTGCTAAATTAGTATTAATAGCTAGTGATAAGTTAGGATTTTGTTCCCAATTTTCCTGTATATACTCTAATACTTTAAATGTATCAGGAGATAATAAAGGTTCTCCCCCTGTAATCCTAAACGTGTGTAAGTCTGGATATAAGTCAGGCCACCATTCCCAAAATGCATCTATGTATGGATTAGGTTGAGATTTTAAAATTGGCATTTCATCTCTTTCTTTTAATAATTTTATACTATTAAATTTAGTAGATGTTTTATATTCACCATGCTTTTCTATTTCCTCTACCCATTTAGAAGAATATTGAGGTCCACAATAAGCACATTTTAAATTACAGGTATTAGAAAAAGATACTTCTACGTATCTTGGATTATAATTTTCTCTCCAATCAGAAGCTTTTATCTTTTCCATTTGATCTAATGACCATGGTTCAGCTGATTTAAAAGTTCTATCAGAAAATGAATCTGAGTTATCTTCTATATTCCAACAGTAATTACATTCTGCTGGTCTTTTACCTTCCAGCATTTCTTTTCTCTTAAGCTTTTTATACCTTGTATTATGTAGAGCTGATGGATTACGTTTTAACTCTGCTAACGGTATTTTATGTTGTACCGGGTGGTGGCAGGAATGAGTTAATCCTACTCCAAGGTGCATAGTTACTTGAGTCCACTTAGCCAAGCAGAATCCACAGCCTTTTTTATTGAGCTGGTCTCTTACATTTGAGTATGATGTGTTCATAATTTAATATTGATCATCTTAGCCCATGGAGTTAGAATCTCTTCTCCTACAAGCTCGTATTTAAGGGTAGATATACCGTCTTTTTTGTAGTCAATTTTACCTTGTTGCATTTGAAGTACGTATCTCTCTTCATTTTTTGCAGTAGTGTCTCCTTTAACAAATATTCCTCCTATTATACCTTCATCTTTATGAGGTAAACATCTCATCTTTCCGTCTTCTCTAAAAGGCAATATGGAGTTAGGTACTACTATATCTTCTGTTTTTATAGTTATATCTTTACTTTCATACGAGTTAAGATCCGTTACATCTAAGTCGTAAATTAATCCGTCGGTAGGTTCAGTTTTATGTAAGTTTTCGACTTCTGTTGGAGTTAAATCTCTATCCCATATCTTAACTGCTGCAATATCTCCTTTAAAATATTTAACTGGGCTATCAGCTTTTTCAGAAGGTGTAGTTCCTAAGTATATTTTATCTACGTTATACTTTTTAAGTCTACCTTCATACTTGAACGGTGATGGGCTACCAAAACCTGCTAATGAATCAACTTCAGTTCCATTTAAGTAAAAATGTGATAGTTTATTATAATCGTCAAATACTACAGTTACCCAACTCCATTGATTATCATATCTTTTTAACCACATATAGTTATGCTGGTTAAATGTATTCCAGAAAGTACAAGATAGTGCTCTAGAATTATTAAATGATATACCGTAATCATAACCAGGTATTCTAAAAATAGGATATTCTACATATCGTCTACTTTTACTACCTATTAGAAAGATAGGATTTTTTTCAGGCATTTGAAATGCTCTTGTTAATACGGAAACTGTATGAGACTTTCTATTAAAGTTTTTAAATTCTTCTGGTACAGGTATTTCTACTGATGAAGAGTTACCGTTAAATCTTATGTATTCCTTTTCTTTAAATTTAACATCTAAATAACTATCATCTGTTAAACCTTCTTTATGACATCTCCAAAATAAATCATCATCTTCCATTCCCCAATCCCAATAATCATTCGAATATCCATTAGTCTTCTCTAATTGCTCTTTAGAAAATAGAACTGCTCCTCCAAAATATTCATGGTATTTAAGTTTCCAGTCCATCTGTTCGATCTTAGTAGCGATATGCCTTGGAGCGTCTTTTGGAAAAGAGTAATCTGCTCCACCGTCTTCTAAAGGTATCATATCTATATCATGCCATACAATATAATCACACCCTTCTTCCAACGCATGTTTTGCAGCAATATTCTTAGTAGCTCCTCTATTAAAGAGTTTATCATCAACTTGATGACAGAAATACATCTGGAAATCAATATTTCTATCTTTAAGGTATTTACCTACTTTAGGTATAAATTCGTTGAGATGTAATTCTCTATCTCTGTATGGTACACAAACTCCTAGTTTCAAAACTTTCTTATTTAGTTGTTAACGCTGCTTTTATATAAATAACATTATCTTTAGTATTAGAATCAATTACTTGATAATATAATGTGTTAAGTCCTTCATTCTTAGAATCAAATCCGCCGTTATAAAATTGCTTAAAAAATTCTACTTGATTAACTCTGCTCTGCCATGATTTCCAATACCCGTCTACATAGCCATTTTCTTCATGTTTAACTGCTTTAAATATACCATCTTTTCTATAAGGAATTGGTACTTTTTTAGAGGTACTAAAATCTGTTTCTTTATGGTATGTATTAAAGCAACTGGCATGATTATCATTTCCTGATAGGTCTAATAATTCTCTGTCTCTCGCAAACTTACCATCATAGTAAACTATAGGTTTAGTTTCTATAGTACTAAATAGACTACGAGTAATATTAGCGCCTAATCTTTCTATTTCATTTTGACTCAATATCTCTCCGTATACTGCAAAATGAGATAATGTACCGTTTAGGTAATTGCGTTTTTCTACTTCTTCTCTATTAGGATCTCCTACTCCTAAATAATAGTATTTTTCTTTTCCTATATTCATCATCTTGTCGTAAGATAATGAACCTATCTGTTTTCCATTTATCCAAAGACTTACGTTTTTTGGATCTTTTCTATTCGCAATAGTAATAGTAATATTATACGTACCATCAGGATAATGAGGTGAAGATAAATTCATAGAACTTAAATCTTTCTTCCAAAATTGAAAAGCAAAGTTTCTAAATGAATTATATGTTAAGGTAGTATCAAAGCCAGGAATAGAAAATAAACAATATTCATCTGTAATAGCTTTTTCATGATTAGACATTTCATCTACTGATATAGTAGTATTAATAGTAAAGTCTCTAACTGAGTTAAATATATTAGGGCACATTACGAAACCGTCCTTACCGTTTAACTTTAATCCTGTGCTAAATCTTTCTTTTTGTTCTACTTCTTTATAGTCTACTACCACATTATTTGAAGTACATCTTAACATTAGATTATCATCTTCAAATCCCCAACCCCAAAATTCATTAGAGTATCCGTTAATAGATTGGAATACAGATGCTGGAAATAACGTAACACCGCCAAAATATTCATCAAATAAAGTTCTGTCGAAACCTTCTGGTGTGATAATATCTCCTATTAGGTGAGTAGGTCTGTCGGTATAAGAATAATCTGCTTTAATCGGTAGTAAATCTACATCATGGAATACAACATAGTCACACCCTTCTTTTACAGCAGAGTTAAAACCTATATTGAGTAACTTACCTCTATTGAAATCGTTATCATCAGATTGTTCTACTACAATAATAGTATGATCTATTGTACTTAGGTACTCAGACATATGTGATACAAAAGACTTTAACTGTTCTTCTCTATCTCTATAAGGTACAACAACTCCTAATTTATGCTTTATCTTTTTTTCCATCTATAACTTCTACTTCTTCTTTAACTTCTACTGGTGGTACTGTTCTATGCCATTCTGCTAGGTAGAATTGAAGTCTGTCTCCCCATTCTTCTTTATCAACCTCTTCGAACCATAGAGCAAGAGCATCCAGTGAATTAGCAATCTTCTCTAAAGCCTTTAGCTTTCTTTCTTCGATGATTTGCTGTTCAAAAGTAGGTTTTCCAAAACTTGCTGTTTTCTTCTGACTCATATTGAAACTATTTTATTTTTTATTAACGACCATTTCGTATAGTCATTATATCTAATATAAGAAAAATCTTTCAACTTTTCAACTTTATATGTAGTATTATTTAGATCTATTTTCCATCCGGAATTTACTATAGCATCATACATAATTTGATATTCTTCTGAATAAGAGTAATCTTTTTTAACATCTGCTACTCTTTTTATTCTTTCCATACAGGTATCATCCCATTTAAAATGATGTACTTGTGTAAATACCTCTCTTATAGGATACCTTTTGGGATGTTCTCTACCCCAACTATTAGTACCGTCTTGAAAATCAGCATAATGTTGACCAGGAGTAACCCATTGATGTCCTTTCATTAAAGTTACTTTATTAGGGCAAGCACCAGACATTGGATATCTAAAGAAACCAGCGTAAGGAAAAGCTTCGTGAATATTAGTGTCTCTCGTCACTTTTGGGAATGTACCATTAGTACCTATTCTATCTAAGAACCCTCCTGTGACAAAGTCATACCCATATCTCTCACACTCTATAACGATATCCTGTACATGCCTTGGATAGACCTGTAGTTCATCATCATCTGATACTATCCACCAATCGTTTGGTTTAGTTTCTTTAATTGCGTTATATATCTCAGTAACTCTTTCCCAATTATATTTAGGTTCAGTATAAACCATATAAGGTTCAATACCCAAAGCTCTTACTTCGTCTACTATACCGTCATCCTCTGATTGTCGGTACACTGCAACGTATACATTATCTACCATATCTTCATAATGCTTCAGCATATGAGGTAATATATGTGTATTTTCTCCGACAACTGTAACTAAATTAAGCACGTTTTATAATTGTTAGTCCTGTAGAGGATGGTTTCTTTGGATATGCACCTTCATTAAAAAAATCAAATCTTTGCCATTCTGATCCTATTTCATTAATAAACTTAGCAGGTCCATTTGCAAATTCATCATGATGGTTTTGATCAGTAATATCTTTTGTGACTATGTAATTCTCAGCGTATCTAATGTCTGTATCGTGAATAGATATCATACCGTATTCAGATAATAGAGAACTGTATAGTTCAAAGTCCTGTTTTACATCTTCATAAGAATGCCCAGCATCAATATGTAGATAATCTATTTTAATATCTTCTTTGACAAAAAAGTCATAAAATGCTTTTTCTGTAGTTTCATTAATTATTCTAGGAGAGAATATTTTTCTAAAGAATGAACCTTCTGGTAGCCAGTCTACATTACCTCCTACTTTATTAGCAGCATCTACTATAAAGGTAGTACCTATATCACCCCAATTATAATCTCTATCTCCTTCAAATATCTCAGTATCATATAAATCTACTCTAGCCTGAGTCATAATACGAGGTATAAATCCTCCTCCGGATCCTAAACAAACACATACTTTAGCTCTCATATACTGAATCATAGAGTATATTAATAGACCATCACCTAGATGAAAATCTGTAGCACCGTGAGTCCATCTATACTCTACAGGTTTAAGATTAATCTTATCGTCCTCTAAAATTTGATTATTAGTTATGAAACTCTGTATGTATTTCTTATCTATTATCATTTATTTGTTATATGATCTAAGTTTAACTCTGGTAAGTTAATTGCATTTATTAGTAAATCACATTCTCCTTTATAACCTAATTGAGTTTTATCACTAATAACATATTTCTTTCCTGGTCCATAATGTTTAAAGTAAAGCTCTGATTCTGGAAATGGCCATATGCCTTTATCATGATCTTCTCCCCAATCCCATTTATTGCAGTCCCAGTATGTTGCTATGAGACTTTTATAGTTTCCGAATTCTGGATGATTATCTAATATCCATCTAAGTAGTAATTGTTCTGCAAATATTAAGTATTGAGAATTTGGAACATTCATAGCAGAAAACTCTTTCATCATTTCTAAACTCCAACGGCCGTAAAATTCAGATAAATCAGTTCTAGGGAAATATAAAAAAGATACGTTTAATGAATCTTGTTGCCATCTCAGCCTATTGGATAATTGCTTTACATATTGATCTATGTTTCCTGGGTAGTATCCTTTACCTGTCTCTAGATTTGCTACAAGTATATCGTCTTTTAGATATTCGTCCATGTTCTTGAACACCAGACTATCATTATCCATAATAACAAAAGGTTCTTTTTGCTCAAATACAGTTTTAACTTTATTACAAGCCCAGAAGATATCTCTTTTAATTTTATATGTATGTTCGTATTTAACTATCTCATCCCATAGATGGATAGCATTTGCCAAGGTGAGTGTTTCTTTTGTTAAGTCATCACAGTAGAGTACCGTATGATGATGCGGATGATTACGTTTCCATAACGTAACGGATGCTAGTAAAAGTAATATATTAAATTTACCGTAAAAACCTTTGTCGTTATGGATATTTTCTAATACCCAAATTATTCTCATAAAACCTGTTTAATTTACTTATTAAGCGTGTGCGTTAACAAAATACGCGTAAATGTTTTGGTAACTAGTAAATGTACTAGCTGTTAATGTTATAGTTCCTGATGTAGTTGGCTCGTCATAATTAACTAATAATGTTCCACCTCCATTAGCTGCAGAATAAAATCCTTCTAAGTAGTTAGGGTAGGTAGATGTAGCAGTAATTGTAACAGAAGATATTGAGTTAAAGTTTACGTTAGATAAATTAAAACTTGTAGTACTTGTTGGAGTAGAGTATCCACCTGTTACTGCAATATTTCCAGATGCTCCAGAACAATGTACAGTTCCGTATAGGAAGTTATTACCTCTTAATTCTGAAGCTTGATGAGGTGCTGCATCAGCAGGCTCTAGATTATCCATTACTTGATTCAAACTTATATTAGAGTCTGATGAATATGAATTGTGCCAAGCATCAAAAGTTGACCATGCTACTGATGATCCTGCTCCGTATGAATATACTGCCATAATATTTATTTTTCTTTGTTTATTATCTCTCCCTTAGGAAATATTTTTCTTAATTCTTTTTCGATATGATAGTAACAGTATGAAGGTAAATCTCCTATAATACTATTATCTATCTTTTCTCTCTTTACTGTCTTACGGCCTACCTCTACTTGCTCTTTCTTCTTTACTACTCTAGTTTTAGTTATCTCATCTCCATTATCATCAAAAGATATATAAGGAACTTCCCTTTCTACCTCTTGCTCTTCAAAAATAGGTTCATCTACTACAATTGCTTCAGCCATATTAACATCAAAGAACGTCGGTAAATCAACCTCATCGCCGTCTGAAAGCTGATCAGGGTAATAAACCACCTTACTTGAAAATAACGATCTTGCTTGTTTAAGATCTTCATCTAAGTAAGTCCTATTAAACTCCGCTGCATCTTTTTCTGACATCCAGTAAGTGACAGCAAACCTTAATCTTGACGTAACCTTATCTATTCTATAGGTATCTATCCTACAGTATCCTTCTTTTGTTGGACCTGCAGATGTCTCCAGGTCTATTTTCATAACTAATCCCATATGTTAATATAAGAATTATTTTTTTAATTCATCTACTTTTGCTGATAATTCTTTTACAGCTTCAATAAGTAGTCCTGTTATTTGTGCATAATTTACAGATTTGATACCTTCGTCATCAGTTAATACTAACTCTGGAAGAACGTTTTCTAATTCCTGAGCTATTACCCCTATTGATCTTGAGTCATCAGCTATTCTTGTAAATTCTACTCCTCTTAATTCTTTTGTCTTATCTAACGCTCCTTCGATAGTCTTAACATCTTTCTTAAGGCTTTCATCAGAGTAAGCAGTAATATCACCTGTTGCAGTAAAGTTACCTGTATACGCACCACTCATTAAGAATGTAGTACCTGATAAGGATAAACCGTTACCTGCTGAGTAAGTAGTATTTGTATCTGTATAAGATGTAATGTACCCTGCTCCGTTAGTTAACTGGTTATTGTTAGTAATATCACAGTTTAAAGTAACTGCTCCTGAAGAACCTCCTCCTGACATTCCTGTTCCTGCAGTAACTGATGTTATATCACCTACATTTGTTGTATACCCTGCTCCGTTAGTTATCTGGTTGTTATTAGTAACATTGGTTGCACTTGCTGCAATACCATCTAATTTAGATTTTAAAGTATTTGTGAAGTTATTTTGTGTTAACCCACCATCTCCTACTGAATAAGTTGTGTTGTTATCAGTAGATGAAATTGTTACTTTCTGAGTTGATGAATCGAAAGATACAGATGTTGCACCTGATCCTGCGAATCTAATTTCTTCATTTTCTGTTACTGTAAACTGGTCAGTACCTGCAGAGTTAGCAATTTTAAATCCATCACCCATATCTACTGTGTTAGTAAATGATGTAATGTATCCTGCTCCGTTAGTTAACTGGTTATTGTTAGTAATATTGTTTGCATCAGTAGCACCTGTATATCCAAGGTTTGCTAATGTTAATGTTCTAGTTCCTACAGATCCATTAGCGTCTGTAACACGACCACTAGTATCTGTTGATATATTAATATCTATATCTGATACTACTGTTGCTCCTGTTAATGCTCCTGTATCTACTGAAAAGTCATCTCCAGAAAAGTTAGTTGGAAGTACATAGTTAACTGTTCCTGCAGCATCTACTCCTAAGTTTGTTCTTGCAGTACCAGCATTTGCTAAGTCTGATAAGTTACTTGCTTTAGCTAATTTAGTACCAATACTAGTTGCTGTTGTAGTTGCAAAGTTAGCATCATCTCCTAATGCAGCAGCTAATTCATTTAATGTATTTAATGCAGCTGGTGATGAATCTACCACTCCTGCTACTTTAGAGTTTACAAATGCTGCCATTGAAGCAGAAGGTGCAAAGTATGCTGATGAATTACCATCTAAAGTATCTGCATCTAATCCTGATCCTGCTCCATCTACTGTCTTAATTAAAGTTAGTATTTCTGAAGCTGATTGATCTGCTGTTGCAGAAGCTTCAATACCGTTTAATTTAGAATGATCTGCGTCTGTGAATACATTTGAGTCAGTAGCTGCTTCAACTGCTGCTCTTATTTCTGCATTTGATTGATCTGCTGTTGCTCCTGATTCTATACCGTCTAATTTAGTACCATCTGTTGCTACATCTCTTCCATCAAATGTACTGTTAGTAGTAACAGCTCCTGTCAGTGCTCCACCGGCCTTAGGTAACGCAGCATCTGCTGTTGCTCCTTGTGCTGCTGTTGCATAATCTGAACCATCAAATGCTTTTACAGCTGCTAAGTTAGTTACTTCTGAATCCATTAAGGCTCCTGCTGCTGTTACGTTTGTTGCATCAGTAACATCTGCTCCTGCTTCAATAGCATCTAATTTAGTTTTGTCTCCATCTGCAAAAGCTCCTTCAGAAGGTTTAACCTGTAAAGTGGAGATTGTTACTCCTTTAATACCGGCTAAATCCGTTACTTCTGAATCCATTACTGCTCCTGCAGCAGTTACATTGGTAGCATCTGTTACATCTGCTCCTGCTTCTATACCTGATAATTTAACTGCATTGTCGTTGATAGTGCCTCCTACTGACGCTGAAGTTAATTGTAATGCAATTAATGCATTTCTCTGAGTATGAGCTGAACCAGAAAGTGCGCCTCTTTCAGTATCTGTTGAAATGCCTAATGAGTCTAAAGCATCAATTGTTGCATCTAATGATGCTGATATTTGCTCTCTTCTAGTATGAGCTGAAGAACTCAATGCTGAGGTACTTGCTACATATTCTGCTCTTAATGCAGATGCATTAGAGCTACTAAAAGCTGTATGTGTTGCTGATGGTAATTTAGCTCCAATAGTTGTTGCTAAGGAAGCAGATAAATTAGCATCATCTCCTAATGCAGCAGCTAATTCGTCTAGTGTGTCTAAAGCTCCAGGAGCTGCACTAACTAAAGCGTTTACTTTTGCATTGGTGTATGTTTGGATTGAGCTACTAAATGTAGAGTATCCTGTTGTCTGTGTAATGTTTACCTGTGCGGATCCCGATACTAAAGGGGCGTCACTTGATGCGGTAATTATAGCATTACTAAGTATGGCACTATCTATTCTCATTTTGTTAAGTTTTTAAGTTTTTGCGTTTATTATAAATATGTCGTATTGTTGATTAATTGTATTAATATTTTTCTATTTTTTAACGGATACTTGACCTGTAAAAGCACTATCAAATGTTAGTACTACACGGTTAGCAGAAGTTGATGTTACCGTTGCCGGTAGCATTTGATTTTTGTTATTATCGTATACTTGAACTATAGGATAATCTTCATTTAAATTGTGATCTATATTAACAGATGTAACGTTAGATATTGATTCTGTATGAAAACCAATATTAGTAGCACTAACTGTTCCGTCTACTTCTAAGTCTGTTCCGTTAAGTAATTGTAATTTTTCAGAATTAAATCTAGCCGTTATTACGTTTAGACCGCCTCTTCTATTTGCAAATTCTATAAGTCCATCTTCTGAACCGTCTGAGGCATCATTTATTTTAGCTGTTATCTTAGCATACACTACTTCTTGGTCAGCATCATTCTCACCTTTAAACTTTAATTGTCCAAGGTAATCTGCATCTGCTGCTAAACTATTATTTCTTTTGAAGGATACTACTGGTGCTGCTGTAGAACTGTTATGATCACTTTGGATTAAAAGTGAGTCTGCAGTAGTAGTATTTACTATACTTAATGAAGATAAATTAGCGTCTGATCCGCTAGTGATAAGTTTTTTCCAATTCGGCATGTTACTTTTTATTATGGTTGGTTACACAAAGTGCCCACTTCCTCTTACGAGGCCGATAATAGCTTTATAATAAATAGAGTAAATATAATAAAAAAAAGCCCGAAGGCTTAATTTTAATTACTTTTTATTAGGCAATTCGTTTTGTAATTTATTTATTACCTTGTAAAATAGCTCAAACTCTGTACCTTGGTACGTAGCTTGTCTCATCTTAGATATAACAAAACTAATTTCATTACTGTCTAAAAATGCTTTATTTTGAATTTTTGATTGTTTAGGAGCAGGAGCAGGGGTATTATCAACCCCTACGCTTGCTTTTCCTTTTCTTATAATTCCCATCTTATTTAAAACCTCTTTTATCATTTATATTAATCTGCTGTGTAGATGTAAACATCTTCACTGTCCGTCTTAACGTGTATCGAACCAACTCCTTGGAATGTTGGTGCTGCTGTTGGTGCTGCAGTAGAAGTTGTAATTGCTCCTATCTTAGCATCATGTGTAGCAGTTGTTGCTGTAGATGTTATACCATCTGCAAATCCAAATACATTCGAAGGTGAATCCCAGAATATACCTGATCCTACATTTGCTACTCCATCAGATCCTCCAAAGATAATACCTACATCTCCTGAAGCACTACCTGAGTTAAGAAGTATAAATCTATCCTCTACATTCAAGTTAGTTACCTGATTTTCGAAAGTATCACCCTGTACTGTTAAGTCTCCTGTTACGACTACATTACCAGATAAAGTTGGGTTAGTAGTAATACCAATCTGTACTTGGTTATTAGTTACTGTAGTTTCTATTTCATTTCCTGTTCCAGCGAAAGTTAAAGTCTGTCCAGTTGCAAATGAATCTGATCCGGCAGTACCTGCTATAGTAAAGGTAGAAGAAATACTTCCTCTTGCACTATGTGCTGAAGCACTTAATGCTGCTACTTTAGCTACTCTGTCTGAATGACTACTTGCTGATAAAGCACTATCTCCAGCTACTAATTCTGCTCTTAATGCCGTAGCAGTAGAAGAACTTAATGAATTGTTTGCTGATGTAGCTAGTCCTTTGATAGCTTCTCTCTGTGTATGAGCACTAGCTGATAAAGCTGAATCACCTGCTACAAGTTCTGCTCTTAATGCAGTTGCTGTAGAAGAACTAAGTGAGTTATTAGCACTTGTTGCTAAACCTTTAATCGCTTCTCTTTGAGTATGTGCTGAACTACTTAAGTTAGTATTAGCTGTTGTCTGAGCACCGTCTAAAGCTACATATTCTGCTCTTAATCCAGTCGCAGTAGAAGAACTTAAGGAGTTATTAGCAGAAGTTGCTAGTCCTTTTATAGCTTCTCTTTGAGTATGTGCTGAAGCAGATAAAGCTGCTGTTGTGCCAGCTCCTTCTAAATTTACTATTCTAGTATTTAAAGATGAACTTAAAGCAGTATCTCCGGCTACATATTCTGATCTTATAGCTCCTGCTGCAGATCCTGAGTAAGTATTAAATGTCGCTGTTGCTAATTTATTACCTATTGATGTTGCAATACTTGCTGAGAAGTTAGCATCGTCATTTAAAGCAGCAGCTAACTCGTCTAATGTATCTAGAGTTGCTGGAGCTGAATTAACTAATCCTGCTACCTTAGCATTTATATATGTATTCTGTGAAGCACTTAATGCTGAATCTTGTGCTAACCATTCTGCTCTTAAAGCTGTAGAAATTGAACTACTTAAACTATTATTAGCTGTAGTAGCTAATCCCTTCACAGCCTCTCTTTGAGTATGTGCTGAAGAGCTTAAGTTAGTATTAGCTGTTGTTTGTGCACCATCTAAAGCAACATACTCAGCTCTTAAAGCTGTAGCAGTTGAACTACTTAATGAGTTATTAGCAGAAGTTGCTAATCCTTTAATAGCTTCTCTCTGTGTGTGAGCACTTGATGATAAAGCTGCTGTTGTTCCAGCTCCTTCTAATGCTACTATTCTAGTATTTAAAGCTCCGCTAATTGCAGCATCTCCTGCAACGTATTCAGTTCTTAAAGCTGTAGCAGTTGAACTACTTAATGAGTTATTTGCTGCTGTTGCTAAACCTTTAATTGCCTCTCTTTGACCGTGTGCCGAACTACTTAATGCTGTATCTCCAGCTACGTATTCAGTTCTTAATGCTCCTGCTGCTGATCCTGAATAAGTATTAAATGTTCCTGTTGCTAATTTATTACCTATACTCGTTGCAATCGATGCAGAGAAGTTAGCATCGTCATTTAATGCTGCTGCTAGTTCATCAAGAGTATCTAATGTTGCTGGAGCTGAGTTAACAATTCCGGCTACTTTAGCATCTATATAAGTCTTTTGTGAACTACTTAATGCAGTGTCTGCAGCTACATATTCAGATCTTAGAGCTGTTGCTGCTGAAGATGAATGAACATTTACTACTGCTATTCTTTGTGTGTGAGCTGATGCTGATGTTGCACCACCTGCTCTAGCTGCATGTGCAGAAGCACTTAATGTTGTTATGTTAGCATCTAAATGTGCATCTACTGAAGAGCTTAATGCGCTTACTACTGCTAGTCTTTGTGCATGTCCTGAACCAGATAATGCATTTATTCTACTACTAAATGAAGCAGAAGGAGTATTAATTAAGTTTGCATAAGGAATAGATCCTGATACAACATGTCCACCTCTTGCTACAACTACTATACCTGTAGAAGCTCCATCAAAAGTAACTGTTGATGTATTAGTGTTTGTAGATGTAATACTTGCTGGAATGATTACCTGATCATTATCGTCATATACCTGTACTAATACATTCTTAGTACCAAAGTTGTGAGTTACTGCATGAGAAGTAGTACTTGTAAATTCACTAGCTACTGTAGCATTCTGATCTACTGTTATATTTGTTAAAGAAGACCCGTCTCCTTCGAATGAAGAAGCTACTACTGCCTGCCCTACTAAATTTCTAACTGTTATTGCTGAGCTATCATTAGCTGTAGCTGCTGAAGAACTTAACGTATTAATTAACGCTACTCTTTGTGCGTGAGAAGAAGCTGATGTTGCTCCTGTTGCTCTAGCTGTATGAGCCGATGCACTCAATACTGCTATCTTAGCAACTCTATCTCCATGTGCTGAAGCACTTAATGCAGAGTCACCTGCTACGTACTCAGCTCTTAATGCTGTTGCTGCCGAACTACTTAATGCATTATCTCCTGCTACTCTTTCAGCTCTCAAAGCAGTTGCTGCTGATCCTGAATAAGTATTATGAGTTGATGTTAGTAATCTATTTCCTATACTTGTAGCAATCGATGCCGAGAAGTTCGCATCATCGTTTAATGCTGCTGCAAGTTCGTCTAACGTATCTAATGTAGCTGGTGCTGAATTAACAATTCCGGCTACTTTAGCGTCGATATATGTTTTCTGTGAACTACTTAATGCTGTATCAGCTGCTACATACTCTGCTCTTAAAGCAGTTGATTTAGAAGAACTAAGTGAGTTATTAGCTGTTGTTGCTAATCCCTTAATAGCTTCTCTCTGTACGTGTGCAGAAGCAGATAATCCTGCTGTTCCACCACCTGATTCTAACGATACAATTCTAGTATTTAAAGAAGAACTTAATGCTGTATCTCCAGCAACGTACTCTGTTCTTAAAGCACCTGCTGCAGAAGAACTTAGGTTAGTGTTTGCAGTTGTTTGTGCTCCATCTAAAGCTACATACTCAGCTCTCAATGCCGTGGAAGTAGAGGAAGATAAAGAGTTATTAGCTGAAGTAGCTAGTCCTTTTATAGCTTCTCTTTGAGTATGTGCTGATGAAGATAAGTTAGTGTTAGCAGTTGTTTGTGCTGAATCTAATTGATTTCTTCTTGTTTCTGCAGCGCCACTTAATGCTGTTACTTCTGCATCAGTTGCAAATGAAGCATCGAGTGATCCTGTAAAAGTTTCAATAGCAGCAAGTCTAGCATCTGCTGCTGACTTTTGAGCTTCTCTTTGAGTTTTAGCAGATCCAGATAGCGATGCTACTGATGCTACATACTCTGATCTTAAAGCTGTTGCTGTTGATGATGATAAGTTCGTGTTTGCTGTTGTTTGAGCGGCATCTAATGCGGCTCTCTGCGTATGTGCAGATCCAGATAGTGTTTCACTAACGTCTAGTCTAGAATCGACTGACGCTGAGAATGCACCTCCAGCAGCTAAATAATTTGCGTCGTTGGTCAGTTGACTTATTCCTGATCCTGAAACGACAATTTTTTTCCATGTTGGCATCGTTATTGTTTTTTAAGTTTAGTTCTTTTTAATAAATAGAGCATAATAGTTATTCCTGACCGATATAAAGGTCATAATTTGAATCCAAATATAATGTTCCTGCAACTGCGGTTGGTGTAGATGATTGACTGACTAACCTAAGTAAGCCATCACCTGTTATTCCAAATGTCTTTACCGAACCGCTGTATACGGATAAAGCATCTGTTGAATCGTCTCTTCTTAATGTTAATGAACCGGTAACTCCGATTGCATTAGTCGTATTATATACTGACCCTGTTTCTTGAAATACATTTTGGTTAATTACTCCATTTATAAAATGAGTAGAACCTGTATTAACACTTATTGAATCTTCTGCTACAGATATACCGTCTCCTGCTCCTATATCTAATACTGTAGAGCCTGCTGTTCCTCCTCCGCTTAAACCTTCTCCGGCATATACGGCTGTTATATCTCCTGTTCCAGATACGTTACTTGCTTCCCATTTACTGGTAGAAGAATTCCATTGCAGTACCTGTCCGTTACTTAATGATCCAGTAGCAACATCGGTTAAACCTCCTACAGTAGAAGAACCTCCGCCTCCGCCACCACCACTAAAGTTAAATGATGCGAATGATCTTGAGTTTACAAATCCACTATACCCTGGAGTAACAAATGCTTCGAATTTAGATACTATATAAGTCTGGTCTGTATTTTGTACGTATACAACTTGACCTTCAGCTACACGAGATTCGTCTAGGTTATGCATATCACTCCCAGAAGGGACTGTTATCCATCCACCTTGAACGTATTTGGCCTCGGTAAAGGCGCCGGTATTACCCGACCTTACATAAATATCACCAGCAGTTGTAGCCATAGTTATCTATTATGGAGCTGACGCCGAATCCGGCATCAAGAAAGCTCTCGAGTTATTTGTATTTTTTCCTTCAGAATATATCATACCCCATCTTGAATGTCCTTCTACAGGATTTTCAGTATCGAAATAGTATACACCTGATCCTAATGTCCCCGGTATGGAAGCATCTTTTGCGTATAAATAGAATTCATTGTCAGTACCAGAACTATCTGGTGGTACACCGTCATACATTGAAACAGGCTTACCTGCTAATGATGATGCTGATGGAAATACTATTAATACGTGTTGTGCTGTTCCACTGAAATTAAAGTACCCTAAACTAGATACTCCATTTCCTCCGTTATTATCATCTAGTGTTGTTAATGTTGAACTAGATAAATATTTTGTTACAGTCGCTGTAGCTCCATAAGTAGTAGTATATGTACTACCTAATGAACCAGACTGTAGTTCTGATATTACTGAACCTGCAGATATTCCTACTCCATCTCCTCCTACATCTCCAGCAGTTGCTATCATCTGTGCTTGTGATGATGGATTAGCTGCCCAATTGATTCCGTACCCATAAACTGAGAATGGTTGAGAAGCTATAGTTATTGTCCTTCCAGTATAGTCTGTTTGTTTACCAAAATTATCTGTTACTCTTACATTATAGTTTTTAGTCCCAGCTGTCGTTGTTGATGCTGCTTCTATTGCTATAGATGAAGAATCTGCGTTTAGATAATTTACTTGTAATTCACTTGATTCAGCTCCGGTTAAAGTAACTGAGTAAGGTGTGTTTGATTCTGTATCTGAGATAGTAAATGTTACTAAGTCAGTACCTTGAGCATTAGAAGCTGTCCAATTGCTTGTTACATCAGTAAATGATGCTACTGTAGGTGATTGATTTGCTTGAACATTAATGCTTATTGCTTCGTTATCAGTATTACCATATTGATCTTCCCAATAGATCGTTGTTGATATAGTACCGCCTGATGAGTATGTTGGATTAATAGCTATTGAAGATTCTAATCCTCCAGTGCTATCAACTACAATTTGATGATTTGATGATGATATAGTTGTAAATGCTGCTGACCCATAATTAGGTGAGTAACTTACTCCTAAATCTGCTTGTGTTCCTGTTCTACCGTTTGAGTTAGTAACAACTTCTGCTCCACTTACTGCACTCTCTATAATATAGAATGTACCATTCTTAGTTAAAGTACCATTATCAGCTTGAGCAATATTAAATGTATGTGCTTCAGTGTTAGTACTAAATCCATGACTATCTGTTATTGAACCAGATATTGTAAAGGAACCTGCTGCTAAACTACCTGTCGGCTGTACTAAGAAAGTATTGCCCGATCTCTTAAAGTTTAACCCAGCAGATTCAGCTCCTACGAAATTATCATACAATATAGTATTACTCTCAGTATCTGAGAATGATATTGTAGTTAATGTCGACCCTGAACGAGCTAAATTGGTATTTAGGTTACCAGATGTATTTGAAAATATAATGTCAGGAGCAGTATTTTCAGTTATATTAACTGATATACTTCCTGAACCTACATTACCAAAGTTGTCTGTAAATGTAATGTTTGAATTAATAGTTGAACCATCAGTATTTCCTGATCCAGATATTGGATTTCCTACTGTTAGATTACCACTATTATTTACTGCTATTAAAGCATTAGATGATGTAAATGATTGAACTGAAGGATTACCTTGACTTGAATCATAAGATACTGATAGGTCAGCTTGTGTTCCAGTTCTACCATTTGAGTTGGTTACAATATTGTTTCCTCCTATAGCACTTTCTATTACATAGAATGTACCGTTAGTTGACATTGTTCCAGTATTAGCTGCAGCAATTGTAAATGATCTTCCATTATAATCAGTTTGTTTACCAAAGTTATCTCTAATAACTACATTATAGTTATATGATTGAGTAACTAATTGTTCAACTGCTTGAATTGTAAAAGATGAAGAAGCAATATTACCAGGTATAAGATTTAATTTACTAGCATCGGTACCACTTAAACTTGCTGTATAAGGAGTATCTGATTCAGTGTCTGAAATAGTAAATGCTGCCATACTGCTTTGAGATACAGCTTCATTAGTATTATAGTTACCTGTTGTATTTGTAAATGATGCACTTGGTGAATTATTTAGTGCTACGTTTACTGTTATTGTATCACTATCTGTATTTCCATATTGATCAGACCAATTAATTGTAGATGTAATTGTATCACCTGAATTAAATGATCCGCTTATATTTTGTCCTAATGTTAAATCTCCGCTTCCATCAACTACAATTCTATGATTGGATGATGATATTGAGTTATAAGCAGCTGAGTTATAGTTAGGAGAGTAAGTTACTCCTAATGATCCTTGAGTGCCTGATCTACCATTACTATTAGTAACAATATTAGACCCGCTCTCTCCAGATTCAATAATGTAAAATGTTCCATTTGTAGTTAATGTTCCGTCATCAGCTTGTGCAATTGTGAATGATTGAGAGACTGCTGTAGTTTCAAATCCATTTGCATCGGCAATAGACCCTGTCCAGTAATAAGTACCGGCAGGTAAATTTGTATTAGGTGCTATTTTAATTTCTCCTCCTACTATAGTTGCTATAACTCTAGCATCAGAAGTAGTAAAGTTAAACCCTGTTAAGTCTATAGCATCTCCTTCTGGATCTGAGAATGATATTGTATATAGAGCAGAACCACTGCTTGCTCCATTTGTATTTAAGTTAGCTGACTGTACTGTAGGACTCATTGTTGGTCCTGCATTATTAGTTACGTTAACGTTAAATGTTTGAGAAGTAGTAGTTGCAAAAGCATTAGATGCTGTTACAGATCCTGCTAATACGTCTCCTCCTGTATCACTTGATCCTGATATATCATAATTTAATGATATACTACCATTTGAATCTATAGAGAACTTAGAAGTTGGATTAACTGTCCATGATACAGATTGATTAGCATTAAAGTCTGCTTGAGTACCAGGAATACCTGATGCTACTGTTGTAATGTTTGTACCGTTAGTAGAACTTTCTATTATATAAAAAGTACCGTTGGTAGAAATAGATGGTGCAGTATCGTCTGATACTGGAATTGTTATTGCTGCTGATACATTAGTATTATAAGCATCTTTAACTGATGCTGAATATATGTATGAGTTAATTAAATCACTGTTTAGGAATACTCCTGCTTTTCTTGTAACAACTCCTGTTGAAGACATTTGGAATGCATCTTCATGTGGATCAGTTAATTGTGAACCTCCTGAGTAAGTACCTGTACTAACCGTGCTTCCGTCTAGTTCTAATCCTGCTAATGTAAAGTTAGAAAAAGTTAATGTATTACTTTCACTATCTGTTGCTGTTATAGATCCTGCTCCGGTACCAGCTGTACTGTTTTCATTTAATCCTCCTATAGATTGATCATTAAATGTAGGTGAAGCATTATCACTTACATTAATAGTAATAGGTATATGAGTAATTGAATCTATATCACCATATCCATAATGCTCATCTTGTATACTTGCAGTAAATACATACTGTGTTCTTGTTTCGTAATCTAATAATGAAGGTACTTGTGCAATCGATACATAAGTTCCTCCGTCTGTAATACTAAAGTGACCGGTTTCATGAGATGATGAAGTAATTGTTATACTATCACTTTCTGGATCTGTATAATATAGTTTTACTATCTCTCCTGCTGGATTAGCTTCTGATACTGTAGTAGTATAGGATGTAATTATGTTACCTCCAACTGAAGTCTCTCTCCAAACTGGTGCTTCATTAGGTGTTACTCTAATGTATATTGTTTTAGTAGTAGCTCCTGCAAAAGAATCTGTTGCTGTTACTGCTACAGGGTGTGCTAATGTACCATCACCTCTATCTGCTGTATTCATTGAAGCAGTTGCTAAAGCATTCCACTTTAATACTCCTGCTGTTGATGTTCTAACGAAGTCATCTGTATAAGATGCTCCCATTGACCATGATATTGGTTGTCCTTCTGCATCAGATCCAGCTAAAGTTGTAATAGTTGATCCAGATGCTATAAATTCAGCCTGTATTTGATTACCTGTTGATATACTTGGTGAAGTATTAGGGAAAAATACTGCTGATAAGAAATCTTGTATACTTCCTGTTGTTCCAAAGTTAGCATTGAATACTCCAGAAGGTAAATTTGTATTTGATACTACTCTATTACCGTCAAATGATACAGATCCACCTCCGCTACCTGTTATCTGCAATCTAGCGATTCTAGCTGATTGACTTAATGCAGTTATATTAGCATCTAGGTGAGCATCTACTGATGAGCTTAAAGCTGCATTAGTTTGGTCGTTATATACCTTAACTGATGATGAGTATGATGATGTATATGAATTAAAGCTTGCTGTAGTTACAAGACTCCCTGTATCTACTGCAGAAGCTGTTATATTTAATCTTGCTACATGTGCTGAAGCACTTAAATTGCTTAACTCTGTATCAGTAGCAAAGCCTGATGCATCTAATCCTCCAATAGTTGTTGCTAAAGAAGCAGATATTGCTACTCTTTGAGCATGAGAAGAAGCAGATATTGAATTACTACTATCTAATAGGTTATGCCAAGCACTTCCTGAGTAAACTACTAATTGATTCGAAGAAGAGTTATACATTATATCACCATCTTGAGAAGATAATGAAGATGTTGCAATATTACCAAATCTTCCTGGTCTTAATAATGCATTCTGAACTATTACTGCATCAGAAGCACTTAAAATTAAGTTACTATTAGAAGATAGTGTTGGTTGACCTGTTACATCAGTAGAAGTAAACGAATTAGCAGCTATTGAACCGCTAACTCTTAATGATCCACTAATTTGTAAGTCATTTGTTGTAGCAAAGTATGATCCAGTCTGTATAAATACACCTACATCATCAGTACTAAAGCCTAAAGCTAATAATTGAGTTGAACTACTAATAGTACCGTCTGGTGATCCAGTAATATAACCTAAAGTGGTTATTTGAGCTGAACTTGATACGGTACCAGCAGGTACTGAGACACTAGCTGACGTTAAAAATCCGAATGTTGCAATTTGAGCAGATGAAGATACAATAGAAGAGTTGGATGAGGTTAAAAAACCACTATCTGTTAATTGCTGTGATGATGTAAAGTACGAGCTAGTGTTGCTCAGTAAAGCTGAAATTAAGCTATCTTGACTAGTAGCCGAAGTTTCTGCAGTATCTAGTCTAGAATCAAAGCTAGCAGATGCTACATTATATGATTGAGTAAAGTCATTTAGAGATTGAGAGTGAGTATTTAAAGGACCTAAAGAACCACCACCTGATCCACCGGCTTCCAGATTACTAATACGTGCTATTACATCTGAACCGTTGAAGGTTAGTTTGGAACCACTTATATTTAGAGAACCAGTTAAGCCTATAGCATTAGCTAACGGTACTATCGATGCTTGCTGTACACTTGCTGATCTAAATATTAGTGAACCTGATAATTCACTTACAAATTTTGACATAGGTCTCTTTTACTCTTCTATTATGCTCTAAAAAACCTTTTAAATATTGCTTCTTTAAATAAATAGCCAAAAAACTACTACTTCTTTGCAATTTCACCAGTAAATTTTAAATTTGTTTTACTGGAGTACTTCTTCGTATTAAAAGGTAGTGCATTTACAGTATCTGTAACTATATGACCTAATAAGTTAATACTAAATTCTGTTTTTACCATACGTTCATTGCCTTGAACTAATTCAGTTGATGTCGTATAGTTATCTATCATAGCTCTAAACCTAAATTTAGAAGGGTTTCCCCAGTAAGAATCAGAAGCAAAATTGACTCCTTCTATAATCTTATTATTTTGTTCCATATAGTCCGTAAATACTATACAGGAATATACAATATTAACATAATCAGGTATAGCAACAGCATAGTACTCTTTTTCTGGTACTCTATTGTTAAGTATACCGAATTTATCGTATACGTTATTCTTAGAAAACTTCTTTTCGAACACTCCAAAGTTGTGAGGATTGTTACCATCAAGCTTATTTCCTAACTGTCTATTCTTTTCTAAGCTATCTCTTCTAAAAGTAATTAAAGGTGCTTGCATCTTACCGTTCTTATCACGGTAATACCCATCTTTCTGCATTGCTGCCCATCTTTCAGGAGAAGCATATACCAACGGAACGTTTATCTGTTTACCATTCTGAGTTACTTGTGGTTTTAATACTTCATTAAAGTAATAAAAGATAGATTCATCTATATCCTTAATGCCTACATTGTAATTCTGTACATTATCATTAGATCTAGTAGTCTGAAGCTCTCTACTTTGTAGATTAGTCTCGTTTGCTTTAATATCTGGTTTATTTCCTGCCATATCTACTATCTTACCTCTGATATACCAACTCTATCAGCTCTAGTAAGGTGAGTATCTAAAATAATAGATAAAGACCCGCCATATGAGCTTCCATAGCTAGTTAAATTGTAATTATTATCTTTTCCAAGGAATAAACTGTTCTCTCTAACAGTATCTACCTCGTAGAAGTCGTTTTGCCATTGAACTATATCTCCTACCTCAGGAAGTATACTTACATCTTGCAAATCTCTTCTTATCATAGCAAAAGAAGCTGTTCTACCTAAATCTGGACCGAATTCTGATATATCTATTACTTGATCACCTCTAGTAATCAAACAATTTAACTTAACAGCATTCCAGAATGACTTAGCTAATGATTCTCCATATAAATTAACCTCTGTATCTTCTAAACTGAGTTTATGATACAGTATTTCCTGTTCAATTAAGTCATGAACAAGTTCTCGGTTAATATTAACGAGTAAATCAAAGTCTCTTCCTGATCCGAATAACATTACTTCTCTTCTATTGTTTGTTCCCCTACTTCAGCTTTAATTATATCACTATATTTAGCTTTAGCATTGGATATTAGTGAGTCAAACGCCTCTATAGGTTCTTTTTGACTGATTATCTTTATTTTATACGTAGCAGACTTAGTATCTTGATCTTCACTAGCTACAGTTACTGTTGTTACACCGGGTAATGCTCTTATAGCATCGGCGTATCCCTTAGGTCCATCTTCAGCAAAGGTAAATTTAGCCATTGCTTCGAAAGTCTTATACTGTATCTCTAATATTATATCTGATAACTTCATTAACCTACGTGTATAGTCATTGGAATTGATTTTAGAGTATTTTGAACATCTTCTGCTTCTTTAGCTTGTGCTTCTAACTGTGCTGATCTTCCTGTTTGATCTAACATCTCTCTTAAACTGGTCATTAACTCTATTTTCTCTGTTCTAGCATCAGCTAAAAGATCTGCTTGGTTAAGAGTTGCCTCAGAACCCGGTACAGGAACTACTTGATACTTACCTCTAATGTAAGCTAGTATTTCTTTTGCTAGTGCTAACGTGTATCTAAATATCCATTGACGTCCTACGCTATTAATATGACTGTATTGAGGGTTCTCATAAGGTACTTCTGCTACATTAGTAATAAGGTTAGTAGCACTGTTGTAGTTTATCTTACTTTTATCCTCTTGTTTGTAGTATTCAAACCATAAACTACCTGATCTAGAAGGTACTGGGAATACTTTTAAGTTATTATTAACTAATTCGAAAGTATATGCTGATTTTCTTATTTGATCGTTAAATTCTATTGCTTGAATTAACTGAACATCGTAAGATGTTGGCATCATCATAAAGTTAATACCGGGACTCATTGCTCCGAATCCAAAACTACTCATTAAAGACTGTACTCCTGTACCAGTTCCTGCATAAGGGTCAAAATACCTTTGTATTGCTGGAGGAGATTCATAAAATACTCTTCTTACTTCTATACTACCTGAGATTCCTTCGTTTTCTGCCCAAGCATCTAAATTATAGTTCTGTTGAGAACCAGTTATTGCTATAGAACCAGAATACTTAGTAACATTACCCCCAACTTCTGCTTCAGTACCACTTCTGCTTCAGTACCATAATGTTGTGATATTTGAACAATACGGTTTAAAGTAGGGTCAGTTAATTGGTTATTCATTGCACTTCCTGTAGAAGCACCTTCTAAGTTTAAGTAATTTTCTCTTATCTTGTAAGTAAATATTTCATTACCATATGTAGTTATAGCTTCTTCAAAGCAGGCAAAGAATGAACCTGACTGTAATTCAACGTCCATAAGTGGGTATCCTAATCTCTGCCCGCAGAACTTAGCTACCTTAATAATATCTGTTTGGAACTCAGTATCACTGTCGTAGAAACCAAAAGGAGTCATTCCAGCGCTAAAAGTAGCAGTACCGTTCCATGTTTGTATATTAGCCATCTAAATTGAGTTTATAATAAATAGTAACTAATCTCTGAAGGTTTTATATACCTCTAAGATAGGGGTTACTATTTCATGCCTATGGTTTCTTTCTAACTGATGTACTTTAAATCCTTCTACCTGTTCTTCTAGTCTACTTAAGAACGAAAATCCAGTATCTCTCTTGTCTCTTAGGTCTATTTGTGCCATATCTCCACAGATAACCATCTTAGAATTTTTTCCTAATCTTCCTATTACTGTTTCCATCTGTCCATGAGATACATTCTGAGCTTCATCTACTATAATAAAAGCATCAACAAATGTTCTACCTCTCATAAAAGCAAAAGGGACAATTTCAATACGTCCTTCGTCTAATTCTTTACGTACCTTAGCTTCATCATACAACATGAATAGATTATGATAGATAGGTGCTAACCAAGGATCCATTTTTTCTCTAATATCTCCTGGTAAGAATCCTATATCTTCTTTAGCTACAGTTGGTCTTGATATAATTACTTTATCTACCTTCTTAGTAAATAACATATCTAATCCAACTTGAGCAGCTAGTAATGTCTTACCCGAACCAGCCATACCTTTAAGTACAGTGATTGGATTGTTAATAATAAGATCTTTTGCTATTTTTTGTTCTTCATTTAACTGGACCTTAAATTTAATTGGTCTTTTGGGTCGTCTTTTTTCAACGTACACCGTATCGGTGTGTGGTTTGCTCGCCATAAATAACTTGATTAAGTTTATATACCTATAAATAGACAAAAAAAAAGAGGCCCGAAGGCCTCTCTTAATATTATTCTAAAAGAATTTCTTAGATCTGATTTAAGTCAGAGATAAAGATTTTTCCGTAGAATTCTGGTCTGATCATCTTCTTAGCGTAACGAGTCATTAAACCTTTTCTTGGAGTGAAAGATTCTGGATCGTATACTAAAGGAGTCATCATTAATGGTACGTAAGGAGCATATACAGCACCTGCTTCTAAGAATTGACTTCCTCTATAACCCATAAGGATTGTATTTTCAGTCATGTAAGGATTCTTATAAACTTGGAATCTGTTGTTTAATGCACCAACTTTTTGTACGCCCATTGCGAACTGATCTTGATCACCGTTTGTAGCTGCAGCATATCCAGGAATAGATTCTAGGATTGTAGCAACACTTGGAGAACATACTAGGAAGTTTGCACCACCTCTTAATGTTTTCTGGTGAATCTTGTTAGATACTTTTTGGATTTTAGTTCCTAAAGTTTGGAACCACTGTCCTTGAGTATTGTAGAAATCAGAAGTTGAAGTATCCCATGCAGAACCACCCCATACTTTATTGTTTTCTGCAGACCACTTTTCAGTTGTGTTAGCGTCTAAGATTAACATATCTAAGATCTCTAAATCGATCTCCATAGAGATATATTCAGATAATAAAGATGTTAATTCTGCTTCAGCATCAATTGAATGATAAGCGTTAAGGTCTTGAGCAAATTCTGGAGTCCATTGAGCTTTTAACTTTCTAGTTTTAGCAACGATTGCTTCAGATTGAAGTTTCACGTCGATTTCTGGAATAGCTAAGTTTTCAACAGCTCTTGAAGAAGCCGCTTCAAAGTCACCTCTATCATTTTCTACTGGCTGTACAGAGTAAGCAACTTTTTCAGTTCCTCCTGCATATCCAGCTTCTACGTCAGATGCTGCAACTATGAAAGTTACATCGTTACCACTTACTGTAGTAAGTTCTGGGTAGTTAGTAATGTTTGTAGAACCAGAGAAGATTCTAAATGAACGTGCACCTTTTAAATCTGCATTTAAAGAAGCAGATACTGGTACAGTTAATGCTCTAAAGTTAGCTGGTGTTTTGTCAGCATCGTATCCAACTTGAGCAAGAGAAGCAGTAGCTGAAGCAGCTGTTGCATTTGAAATCTCTTGTCCTTTGATTGAATAACCAAACTGTCCTGCACCGTAAAGACCTCCTGAAGGATCAGTGTCTTTAGCCATTTTAGTTGCACCTTCTGTTACGTTACCGTACATGTTCTCGCCGTCAGATCTTCCTCCGTTAGCGTCTCCGTATTTAAAGTCTAGGTAAAATACTAGACCTGAAGGTAAACTCATTGGTTGTACAGATACGAAATCTTGTGCAACGATTTGAGAAAATACCTTTCTTACTAATGGAAGTGCTACACCGGCCCATTGCTCTCCAGCTCCTCCTCCGTGACTAGCTCCACCAACGTTGTTAGTGTTAGCCTCAGCTACGATTTGCTTAGCTTGGTTTTCAAGGATCATTGCCATGTTAGCAGTTCCCTTTTCATCCAAACCTTCTAGCAATCCTGATTGAGACCATTTTTCAGCAAGTCTATCAGAATCAGCTTGTAAGCTTTTGTATCCGTTAGCACTTTCTAATAATGAATTAATTTCCATGATTTAAAAATTTGTTTTAAGTTAATTTATTTTATAATTCCAGCTAATTTTTGCATTCTAAGAACAGCATTAGATACCTCTGCGATTACTTCTGGTTTACTAGCTGTAGTTCCAGTTGCTTTACTTGCAGATCCTTTGTGTTCCTTAATTGTTGTCTCTTTTTTAGTTCCAACGTTGTCTGCTACTGTTTCGAATACTAACTTAACCTCTTTTACGGTTTCAGCTTTATCGAATGCAGCTATTACGTTAACTTTTTGAGACTCGCTAAGGTTATTAGCTTTAAAGATCTTATTTACATAAAGTAATTTAGCATTTAGAATGTTTACTTCATTAAGTTCTTTTTTAAGAGTTTCAATAGTACTTAATGCCTCTTTAAGGTCAGCTACTCTATTAATATTGTAGTCTGAACCGTCAGATTCTGCATTAATTTGAACTGATGTGTCTTCTTCTACTTTATCAGTAGCTTCGTCCATATCATCCTCTTTTTTACCTTCTTCCATTTCCTTTTCGTCTTTATCAGATTCTGATATAGCGTCTAATTCACGGATAAGTTCGTCTAAGTCGATTTCTTCGCCTTCCTCTTCAGGAGCATCAATTGCAGGTACGTCTTCAATTTCAGCATCCATCTCATCTCCCATTCCTTCAATATCACCAGCATCCATATCGTCAGCAGCAGCGTCTCCGCCTACTTCTTGAGCAATTATGTCTTTGATCATATCTTTGAATTGGTCAACAGATAGTTTACTAATATCTTCGTCGCCGTCAATTTCTTCTTCTTCTGAATGTGCGTCGATTTCTACTTCCGCATCGTCATCAGATTGTTCTGAGTCATCCTCTGCTTCTTCAGCATCTTCTGCTTCTACTTCTGTTAGTTCTTCCTCGATTGCTTCTTCTTTTTTGTCTTCCTTTTTAGGAGCTTCATCAATCTCTTCTTCGACTTCGTTTACTACTTCTTCTACTTCTTCAGACTTAGCGTCCATTTCTTGTAGTTTAGCAGCTAACATGTCTTTAAGATGAGGTGTTAAAGTCTCTTCTAAGGCTTCTTTAGCGTTAGCAATAGCGGCTTCTCTTACAGACTTAGCTTCAGCAATAGCTTGCTTGAATAAATCTTTGTTTGCCATTTTAAAAAAATTTGTGAGTTCGAACGATTATTATTAATCGTTATATGAAGTTATAATTTAATATCACGCAATATAAGGATTGCGTATTGTTTATATAAATATATAAGAATTACAAAAACTATAATATTATATAAAAATATATTATGCTCTTAATATATCGTTGATAACAGAATCTAGGTTTTGATATTTAGATACCTTAACTTTTCCTTCCTGTAATGCAATAGGATTCATAAATGCTCCATGTGTAGATGGATTAGATACAAAGTCCCAACATACTAATTCAAAATCAGGCTGCACTTCTAAATGTCCTTCATTTGTTTGATTTACAGAACCTGTACCTCTAGATGAGATACCAATAGTGTGTCCTGCTTTAATTATTTCTTTAACGATATTACCTGCTGGTGTATTAAGTAACTCTACTTTACCCATTAGGTCATCGCCTTTCCAATATAACTCTTTTACTATGTGAGATGCATTTTTTAAAGATACAACAGGAGATTCTGGATGATCTAGTTCTCCAAAGGCATTACCTCTCTCTACGAATTCTTTAACGTATTTTGAAGCTTCTCTTTCTAATATGTCTTTAGAGTATACCCTACCATTTTGGTTCTCTGCTTTTGCTCTTTGCATAACACCTTCTACTTCAAATACTCCTGGTCTGTCTTTAGACTCTTTAAGTACTGATTTAAATGGTGTAACGTCTACTAGTAATTGTGCCATGCTTTGTTTTTATTTATTGAAATATATCCCATGATTTTCCTTCAAAAACACCAAACGTAAATTTTAAGGGTTTTCCTTCTGCTGTTCTGCCGTCTCCTCTAGATCCATAGAATTCATACACTATAGGAAACTCTCCTTCTCCTCCAGTTGCTTCTTTCCAATCTTTAACTTGAATTTTTCTAAAGTATTCATAATCATCAGCTGCTTCAGATGCTGGTTTAGTACCTTCATCTTCTATTCCTCCGCCTTGAAGTTCGTTCAAGCGAATATGTACATCTTTAGACATATCAATACCTGCTTTTTTGAAAGCATCGTGAACTGGGAAATCTCCGTCTATCATTTCAAAATCTTCTTTTAATAGCTTACTATTAGAAGTTAATTTATTTTCTGTTAAGAACTTTGTAAGGTCAAAATTATTTTTCATTTTATTTCTTTTTATTTTCGTTTAGGCCGAAAACTGTTTGTTTAGGAGCTTCTGTTTCTTGAGCCATACCTGGGCTAGCTAACTTCTTAACCTGAGGCATATCTAATGCTTTAGTAAAGCCTTGTTTGATAACTGGTCTAAGATCTCTATTGAATGCTTGTTCAACTGCAGGTGCTAAAAAGCCTCCTACTTTTAAACCTTCTTCATTTCTAATCTCACCTAATGTATCATATACCTTTTGAATCTTAGCTCTTGTCTTATCGTAATACTGCTCTATGTCAGTTACTATATTTTCTAATGCATTAATAGCTGATTTCATACCATCAAAGCCTGCATAGTCATCTCCAAAAGCGGATAGTACATTAGTAGCAGCTTCATTAATTTGTTTTTCTTCTAATACTTTAGTAATGATAGCTTTTAAATTTTCTCTAACAGCTTCATCTTTACCCATCGCTTTTTTGATGGCTTTATCTTTAGCATGCATATAATCATCTCCGTCTACATCTCCGTCTCCGTCATGATCTTTTCCTTTCTTTTCAGATATTCCTTTTAACTTGATATTGAATGCTTTTACTATAAGGTTAGTAATATTTCTATCAAAAGCATCATCATCAGTAGCTCTCATACCAGCTACAAGATCTTTAGCTTCTTCTCTACTAACAGGATCTCTATCTCTTTCGTATCTTTCAATCACTTTTAGAGCATCTTCAACAGTTTTCGGATATCCTACTACTTGTATGGTATCACTAAATGCCTCAAGACTATCTTCTTCATTTACTTTCTTTTCAGATACTCCAGATTTTTCTTGTGTTATAGCAAAGTCAGCATCTCCCAATTGGAAGTATCCTAATTTATACTCATGTCCTTCAGGCATATCTTCTTCTAATACTGAATAATTTTCAAATTCATAGCCATGATGATCTTCAGGAACTTCTTCACCGTCGTCAGTGTATTGTTTACTTCTGTCTTGTCTTTCAGCTTCTAACTTTTTAATTGCGGCTTCAGCACTCATTTCATCTTTATCATTTCCTCCAAAAGCTGCTGAACCGTATGAATGTATAACCATAACAGGTTTACTCATATCTACTCCTGCTTTCTTAAATGCTGTAGCAACGTCATATTCTTCGGCATTAGCATCAGGTACGTTAGAGTTAGGAGAAGGAGCAAAATCTGATACTTTCTTTTCATCTACAAAGTCATCTGAATCTTTACCATCTTTTCTCATCTTATTGATCATGTCTTGAGTATCATCATCGTTTTTATAAGCTGCAGTAGTATCTAATGGTTCTGCTTCGTCTAGATCATCTGGTCTAGTGTCCATATATCCATTTACATATGCCCACTCCATAAAGTCTTCTGCTACGTTGATACTAGGGTCGTTTAAAAGATCTGTATAATGAGTGTTAATATATTCTTTAAAAATATCTCTTGTTAGTTCTGGGTATACTTGCTTAATATCGTGTACTGCATTTTCTAATACAGCTTTTTTAGTAGCATGAGCTTCATCCACTTCAATCTTTTCCATAGTATCACCTGAGTATGCATTAACCATATCTAATTTTTCTAATATTTGATCTATCATTGAACGTATACCAGTATTCTTAATAGTAATCCACTGGTTAGTATTATCGTCCCAAACGTATCCGTATTCTGCTCCATACGAATCGATTTCTTCTCCAATTTCTCTTGCTCTTTGTTCTTTATCGTCTGGAAGAACAAGTTTACCTGGCTTTTCTTTATGGGTTGATTGAACTTCTCCTGTATCACCATCAATTCCTGTGATATACCCTACCATAGCTATTTCTTTAGCTTTATCATCATCATTGTAGTGCATCTCTAATGCCTTACCTAAATGAGAAGGATAACCATCATAATGGTTGTAAGTAGTAGTCAATCTATCACCGCTTAAATATCCTACTAAAGCTCTAGTTCCTTCAACTAAATTTTCTTTTCTTTCTTTTAACGTAGCTTTTTTCATATCGTTAAAAGTATCTTTTTCAAGCTTTCCTCTTTTAGTTTCTTTAGGCCTATCGTTTTTATCGACTTTAGAAGATTCTCCAGCAATTAAGTTATAATAATGTAAAGGATCTTTTTTAAGATTATTTATCGCTTTTAGTTTTGCTTTAGCATGATCTTCACCTGAAATGGTTTCTTGAGACATTAGACCCATTGCTTCAAGTTCAATATCAATAGACCTTCTAAGAGAGTCATCTGAGTATTTACTTAACTCTTCTGCTTCTTTAGCTTCTTTACCTTCATTAATTAAATCGTAATTTTTTAGTATCTGTACCGTATCAGGGTAAGTACTCATAGGAGATAGAAACTGTGGAAATGCTAGACGCATTTGTCTAACGAACTCTCCTTCAGTCAATACTCCTTCTTTGACTGCTCTATATTTTTCTTGTGCGGTAATTTGTCTCATTATATTTCTTTATATCCTTGTTTCTTAAGTACTTTTTTTGCTCTTTTATCTTTTCCAAATGCAAATGGCGTATGGTATGCTCCTGCATTACCAGACACATTAGCTTCGTCAATTTCGAGCATTACCTCTTTAACTAACTGAACAAGTTCAGATCTCTTCATATTAAAGAGTCTTAAGTTCGTTAACTAAATCGTAATACTGCATTAAATTAACTAAATGATTATCGTTAATTCTATCTTTATTAGATAGTGGCTTTATAGCTTTAGAAACTTCATCTAGTTTAATTCTTATTACTTCATCTTTAACTTTAGCAGATAACTTATTAACTATAGTACTAATTTTGTTTAGTTCTTCATTAACAATATTGCGTAAACGTGTTTGTGAGTTAACTGAAGTAATAAATTCCTTTAGTATATTCTTTTGTGCTGGAAGTAAGTCTTTATATGTATCGTTAAACTTTTCCAGTAATATTTTAAAAGTTAGAAGTTTTAAGTCTTTATCGTACTTAGAATACTCTTCTATTAAAGTATCTTTAACTTCTTCCTTGTCTTGTTTATTCGTTGTTAAGTGCTCTAATAATGTAGATTTAAAGTTAACTAACGAATTAGGGTCAACTATATTATCATTATTTTGAGCTTCTAGTAAACAGTATAATGATGCTAATGCTTTATAATCTGGTGTTTGTATACCGAAGAATTCATCTACATTATAACTTTCTTTAATACTAGATATTAAATCGTACTTTTGTTTCTTAAGAGTTTTTTGATCTAACTTTCTAGAAATTTCAGTAATTGTTGAGAGAATAGTCTCAGCTTTATTTTGTCCAATACCTTTGTTCTTAAGAATAAATTCATATAATTTGAATTCTCTTACTAAACTTGTCTTTCCTGTGAAATGCTTTTTTATAATACTAACCGCTTTTGACTCTTTATTATTAAGAGTATCAGCTGCGATTTGTTTTACAAGCAGTTCAAAGATAAGACCGGTATTTCTATACTTTGAATGTTTTATTTTCATTATACACGTTTACTATATATAAATATGCTTTAGTTACCTAAATCTTTAATATTGTCTTCATTTAGTAGCTCAGACTCTTTCTCCTGTTCTCCTGTAAAGACTATACTTTTAAGCATATTTTGGTTTTTGTTAAAGACTGACTTAGTCATTGAGGTTTCATTAACGTTTTCGTTATCTGATGGAAATCCACCATGCATACCATGTTGACCTAGAGGATCTCTTCCTCCTAATGCGTCATTTGTTCCATATACAGAAGCTTTTTCTGTTGGCCTACCACCTTCAGGACCAGGTTGACCCCATTCCTGTTCTTTTTCTACTTCTGAATATCCTTTTGGTAGAGCATCTGGCTCTCCTCCTTTTGGTGTAGCAACTGATCTTCTACCGTACATAGATGCTAGATCATGTGGTGTACCGTAAGTCATACCGGATTTAGCAGGATCGTTTCCTTCTGCCTCTATCTGATTAACTCTAAATGCACGCTTAGTATCTTCTCTTACTAAGTCTCTCATTTCCATATACTGGTCTTCTGAGAAATTAAATATGTTTTCGTAGATATAATCTGTTGAGAACATCTTAGTATCTTTCATCTGAGCAGCTAGATCTACCTTTTCTTTAAGTAGTGCTACTTTTTCTTGTTCAAAGATGATAGATGGAGTTGATAATCTAACTTCGAAATTGGTTAATGATTCTCCTGTAAACCCTTGAGTGTATAAATGTACTAGAGCTATCTTAGTTAATTCAGATTCTAGTATCTTTTGTATTCTTTCTACTGTTCTAGCAAATCGTATATCTTCTGCTGCTAATGTAGCTTTACCGCTTAAATCTCCTTCGTATCCAAAATAGGCTTTAGGTATCTTTAAAGCAGCAAATAACTTAGCTTGTAAGTACTGAACGTCAGTAGTACCGTCGTAATCTAGTCCTTTAGTAGTTTCTATTCTAGTTGAATTATCACCACCACGTACAGGTAGATAGAAATCTTCCATCATATTCTGCATGTTGAACTTTAAGTTATAGTCTCCTGTCTGCTGATCTACATAAGGAGTCTTTTTCATAGTGTTGATAGTCTTTTGCATAAACTGATCAACTTCTGTAGGAGGTATTGAACCAACATTAATATAGAACATTCTCTTTTCAGGTGCTCTCATTATACGATGAATTAACATCGCATCTTCCATTAAGTTAGTTTGTTTATATATCTTTCTAGCAGGTTCTAAGTAAGATCTACCATAAGGTAGGTAAGAAGTGTCTGATAGTAATCTAAAGTGAGCAATTTCGTAATTGTCGAATGTAATTGCTTTAGCATTAGCTTTTCTTCTAAAGTTAGGATCTGATGCTGCTGTGATTCCATCTGGTTCTAATTGAAAATAGACCTTAGCAGGATTTTCAGGATCAGTTCCTTCATGTCTTATCATGTGATAGACAGTATAAGGTAACACGTTATATACTCCGAACTTCTCTGCTATTTCTAGCTTTAAGAAAAAGTCTCCATATTTAAGCATATTACGTGTCCATGACCATAGATTAAACTCTACGTTTAATACGTCATAGAATAAATTATAAAGTACTCTCTGTATATTCTCATCTGAAGACTTAATAGATACAACTTCATGTTGATCATTTTTTATTGTAGCTTCGTCAGATATAATGTCTAATGCTGAGGCTATAATAGGATCTGTATCCATTGCCTCATAATCAGCATAAAGCTGTACTCTTAATGTTTGATAGTTTAGATTAGGGTTATAAACGTTTCTAGCGTTATGAACATATAATCTGTTAAATCTATCGACTAGTGAATTTGTTTGGTATTTACCGGTTGCTTGTATTTGATTAACATCAGCAACTTTTAGAGTATCCCCACCAATGTTACGTATTACTACGTCTGATGAGAATAGTCTGCTTAATCTACCAAATAATGATTTATCCGCCATAGGATATTAATTTATATATAAATAGTTCTATTTAAGTAACCAAGAGATATCTTCTTTACCGCCTGGTGTATCTACAATATAAGGATTATTTTGCTGACTACCAACATTTGTCATGATTGCTTTGTTCTGTGCATTCAAGTTGTTAAATGATGATAACTGTGCTCTAGCTAAATCTATACCTTGTTGTCTTAGTCTTAATGCTGTATCTCTAACATATAGTGCTGTTGCACATGCTATAAGTAAATCATCATTATATCTAACTTGTGCTTGTGCCTTTCCGTTCTTCCATACAAATACTCTCATCTCAGACATTAACCTTTTAGATTGTATTGTAACTGAATGCTCTCTTATGTATTCAATCATCTTTGCAATCACTAAAGGTCTAGTTCTGGCTGACATAGTAAATCCAGGAACAAGTTTGTCTCTTTCATATTTTGTCATATATGATTCGACTGTCTCCATTTGAGATGTAGCGCTATAATAAAGATTACGGTAATCACGTT